AGTTTTTGTGCTCGTATGAAGGGTATGAAAAAACATCGTACAGGCAGTAAGACTGCGAGAGATCCAAATAGCCGCATTAATAAATCACTTCGTAAGTGGAATTGTCATTAAACTAATCGAGGACTGAATGTTTAAACGAACTGATGTAGCAGTCATTTCTGATCCAGTATGCGATGAACCTATATATAAATTTGTCGCAGAAGATTTTCGTTATTACGACAAAGATGGGTTTGAACTAAATCGAGCAGAACAAAAATACTATCGTAAGATGCGATACCCTATAGAAAATGGAATACTCAATCATTCGTGTTGGCAGGAGCCTTGGTTTAACTTAACTGAAAGTAATAATCTCATATTAGATCATTGTATTATATTACATAGATGTAGGTATGACAGTTATGCAGCATATCAACTTAATAAAATAAAACAAACTATACCCGAAGCAGATTTTATATTAAACACTAAAGCCAAATGGGGTTATGATTTTGCTTTAGATGCTGTTAATAGTAATGGAAATACTTTTGAAGTATTACATGTTGAGTACGATAGTAACAACTATAATGAATTTTTAGATAGTTTAAAAAAGTTCGAATTACTAATAAAAACTACCGATTGGGAAGACGCCGCCCGGCAAATTGATCAACATAAAGATGAATGGCAGGCTCTTAAAGGGTTCGATCAAAACAATTGGAAATCAAAGTTTCTTATTAATTGGGATAAGGCAGAATATACCGAAAAAACTTTAGTGTAACTCTTGCTATAATAAGTATATCAGCGTATACTTAACACACAGGAGATTAACTATGAGTAAAGTATTTGGTGCCCCAGAACAAGCAAAAATTAAACAACTTATTTCTGAAGGTGTAACTGTATTACAAGAAATTGAAGATTTAAACGAAGGTCTTAACGACACTATTAAGGCTGTCGCAGAAGAGCTCGAAGTTAAACCTAGCATTATTAAAAAAGCAATTAAGATCGCACAAAAGGGCGATTGGGATCGTGTATTCACAGAGTTTGACGATTTGGAAACTATTGTCGATATCAGCGGACATGCTATTCGACAAAGTGACTACGATTCTATGAATCCAAATCGTACAAACAAAGATGATTGATACTATTTTTAAACCTACAATAGAATGGATTAAAGATGACTATCTCTCTCATCCCTTTCGTTTTGCTATCGAGCTTCTTGCTTGGGCTATTAGTATCGGCTGTAGCATCACAATGGCCCTTACGGTCCCTAACCCACCTCTTATTATTTTGTATCCTATTTGGATTAGCGGTTGTAGTATGTACGCTTGGGCTAGTTACACTAGAAAATCATTTGGCATGTTGGCTAACTACATCTTGCTAGTAAGTATTGATAGTGTTGGATTAATACGGATGCTGTTAAATTAATAATTCAATTTATGAGTATTAAAAAACGAAAAGGAAGGCTGTTTACATTTGGATGTTCTTTCACTTATTATTTTTGGCCAACTTGGGCTGATTTTTTAGGAATGGAATTTGAGCATTACGAAAACTGGGCCCAATGGGGGATCGGTAATAGAGCTATTGCCGAACGTGTTGCTGAATGTCATGCTAAAAATAAGTTTACCAAAGATGATGTTGTCATCGTACAATGGAGTGTATACGCAAGACATGATTATTACAAACCAATTCATCCTATAGAATTTTGGAGAACAAAGGGCGGATTGTTCACAGACGACAATCTTAAAGTGTATGATATGGATTGGTTAAGTACTTTTTTTAACGAAGAAGCGTATGTTATGCACATGCTTAATAATATTGTAATGGTCCAAAACTTGCTAAAAACAACTAATTGCCAATGGTATATGACCAGTATTAAAAATATAGAATTATTAGGAACTGATATTAAAGGCGGAGTTGATGACGAATTTGAAAAAGGAAAAGAATCAATTGAGAAAGATTTTCCAAGATTGAAATTTTATATTGATAAAATTTGGAAAGAAAATAAAACACATTGGCTTTATCCTATTCAAACACATTCAGAAGAAAATACAGAATTAGGAATATGGTTTTTATACGATGGAGTACCTTGGTTAGATAAGCATCCAAGTCCTTCACAACATGCTGATTGGTTGAACAAAATTCTACGTCCTATGTTGAATTTAGGAGATCCGCCAATAGAACAAAAACTATGGATTAACTCTGTGTCAAAGGCTTTAAAAAAAGAAAAAAATAATTTTGCTGAATTTTGTAGGATTGTTCACGGAAACGCAGATAAAACAGATTGGTATCCAAAAGATACATGGCCACAGATACCGATTAAAGGCACATTATTGGTAATTAAATGACTAAAAGACTATTTACATTTGGATGTTCATATACAAAATCCTTTTACCCAACTTGGGCTGATTTCTTAGGGGAAGAATTTAACCATTATGAAAACTGGGGCGTACAAGGAATAGGTAATAGAGCTATTGCCGAACGTGTTGCCGAATGTCATGCCTCTAAAGATATAAACAAAGATGATATTGTTATTGTTCAATGGTCTAATTATTTAAGGCATGATTTTTATAATCCATTTCCTGTATTAAATAGATTAGAAAAATGGAAGACCGGCGGCGACATAAACAACCCTAAAAATAAAAAAGTATATGACGAAACCTGGATGAAAAAATTCTTTTCAGAAAAAGCCTATATAATGCACAGTTTAAATTATATAACTTTGATACAAGAATTGTTAAATTCAACTAGGTGTACGTGGTATATGACTAGTATTATTGATTGGAAAAATTTAATACAAACTAAGGCATCTGAGTTAGAATTTTATGTTAAACCTATCTGGGAAGATCATAAAGACCATTGGCTTTCTAATATTGATAATAATCGTTGGGAATGGAAAGATGTTATTTTAGAGGATCAATGTCCTAGTTCTAGAGATCATTATAATTGGTTAATTAAAAATGTAACTCCTAAACTAAACATAGAAATAAAAGATCAGACTGAATTTTTAAAAAAATTAGAACAAACTAAAAAACTGTCTAGAGACGAAAGATCGAAATTTTCTAGTCATTATCCCCAATATCTTTCTTACCAAGGGTTATGAAAAGATTATTTACATTCGGATGTTCATTTACAAGGTATCACTACCCAACGTGGGCACATTTTTTATCTTTAGATTTTGATTATTTTGAAAATTGGGGGTTGTCCGGTATAGGTAACAGGGCTATTGCCGAACGTGTTGCCGAATGTCATGCTAAAAATAAGTTTACAAAAGATGATGTTGTCATTGTACAATGGAGTACTCATCTTAGATATGATTACGCTATATTAAAATATTTAGAACAATCATGGCAACCTAACGGAGGAATATTTAATCCTGCTGCCTTACAAAATGTTTTTAACAATAGTTGGCATGAAATTTTCTTTGACGAAGAAGCGTTCATTATGCACGAACTAAATCATATAATATTAGTTAATCAATTACTTAACTCTGTTAATTGTACATATTTTATGACTAGTATAGGGGATATTAATAAATTAGGAACTGATTTAATCGACGAAATTGAACACTTGTCAATTAAAAAACCAGATTCAATTGACAAAAATTATCCTAATTTAAAATTTTATCTTAATAATATTAAAAACATTAACTGGATAGAACCATTAATTAATATTGTAAAAGAAAATCCAGAATTGGCGTGGGTATGGAGAATGGGTCCAGGAGAAGGAACCCTAGGAAAAGATCGACATCCTAGTCCTAGACAACATGTAAAATGGTTAAACAACTATCTAAGACCTAAATTAAAATTAGAACCAAAAAAAGAAGACGAAGAATGGCTATCTTTGTTAGACAAAATATCGGTATTTTCAAACAATCGATATAATAAAACTAGAGAACTTATAAACAAAATAGATGTTATAAAAGAATCAGGATTTCATCTTGACTATTGGCCTCCTGAAAAAAGTTGGAACACAAAATGTTATGACATTTACTTTTTATAAAAATAGTGTATAATATAAATTACACAGATAAATACAGACGAGTAAGGCAAGATCAGCCACAAGTGATCACAAAAGAAGGTTGCCGGCCATAAGCGGTATAAGGAAAATTTAATGAGTTATGTAGATGCCATTTGGGATCGCGATAAAGACGTCATTCGTGTTGTTGAACGTGATCCAAAAAAAGGAAGGATATATCAAGACTATCCTGCCCGATATCAATTTTATTACCCAGATCAACGCGGTAAATTTAAATCAATCTTTGGAGAAAGTCTTAGTAAAGTAACTGCTAAGAGTCACAAAGAATTTATTAAAGAACAAAAAATACACAGCGGTCACAAGTTATATGAAAGTGACATTAATCCCGTATTCCGTTGTCTAGAAGAAAACTACTTAGGTCGAGATGCGCCCAAACTAAATGTAGCATTTTTCGATATTGAGGTGGACTTCGATCCAGAGCGTGGCTACGCATCACCCGACGATGCGTTCATGCCAATTACTGCGATTGCCGTTCACCTACAATGGATGGATACACTAGTATGTCTTGCTGTCCCGCCTAAGACATTAACAATGGAACAAGCACAAGGGCAAATTAAGGAATTTCCTAATACAGTTTTGTTCGAAACAGAAGCCGAAATGCTAGACACGTTTTTAAATTTGATAGAAGATGCAGATGTGTTAAGCGGTTGGAACTCAGAAGGCTTTGATATACCATATACTGTTAATCGAGTAACTAAAACTTTAAGTAAAGAAGACACCCGTAGATTTTGTCTATGGGAAATGATGCCTAAAAAGAGAGAGTACGAAAAATATGGAAAGGCGGCTGTTACTTATGATCTTATTGGTCGTGTTCATTTGGACAGTCTCGAACTGTACCGCAAATACACCTATGAAGAACGTCACAGTTATAGATTGGACGCGATTGCCGAATATGAATTAGGCGAAACTAAGACTGTTTATGAAGGCACTCTTGATCAGCTTTATAACAACGACTTCCGCAAGTTTATCGAATATAACAGACAAGACTGTGCACTGCTTGACAAGTTAGATAAAAAATTAAAATTCCTGGATTTAGCCAGTACTGTTGCGCATGAAAATACCGTTTTGTTACAAACAACAATGGGAGCCGTTGCTGTTACAGAGCAAGCAATTATTAACGAAGCCCACCATAGAGGTATGATTGTTCCAAGTCGTACTAAGATGGACGACCGAGAAAGCTCACAGGCCGCAGGTGCTTATGTTGCGTATCCTAAAAAAGGCTTACATGATTATATTGGATCAATGGATATTAACTCACTGTATCCATCTGTAATTCGTGCGTTAAACATGGGTCCAGAAACAATTGTTGGTCAGTTGCGACAAGATTATACTAAAGCAGAAATTGAAGCAAAGATTGCCAAAGGAGATTCGTTTGCCGCGGCATGGGAGGGCAAGTTTGGCGCCAACGAATATGATTTAGTTATGAACCAAGATCGCAGTCATGATATTATTGTCGATTGGGA